CGCGGCTGATCGGCCTCCACCGCCAGCGCGAAATCCTTGCAGCGCCTTGCATCCACGACGAAGCCGATGGCGCGCCCGCCGCCCAGCACCGCCCCGCGGGTGGTGAGCGTGATCGCATCGAGTCCCGGGAAGCAGAACTCCGCCAGCGTCACCGGGCTGCCCATCACGTTGGAGGAGAGCAGGGCGAGCTGCTCGAAGCCGGTCTCGGTCGCGTTCCACCGGATGGCGGCGGCGCGGAGGCTCGGCACCGCGGCGACCTCGCGCGTCGCTTCGACATGCGGCCCGGCCTGGTGCAGCGCGCGCACGGATCCGCCGAGCCGTGTGGCCGTTGCGGTGTGCTCGATCTCCACCTGATAGGCCTGGCTGGCCCAGGCGACTTCGTAGAGATGGTCCTGCGCGCCGGCCGTGTGCCGGGCGACGATCGGGCTGCAGCCTTCCATGCGAAGCGCGCGGCCGATGATCGCGCGGCTGTTCACCTCGCACAGGAAGGGAATGCCGGCGATCGGGCGATCGCGCGCATTCAGCTCGAAATTCGGGCCGTCGAAGAGGTGGCGGTTATGCGCGACATAGGCGCCAGGCGCGGCCGAAAGGCGGATGCCGAAGCGGTCCTTGTCGGTATGGACGGTGCTGCCCACCGCGAAATGCCCGCCATAGTAGCGCACGGAGGTGTTCCAGGCCTGCGCCGTCGCCGCGCGGATATCGAGCCCGATGCGGTTGTTGACGATGCGGCCGAGCATCAGCGTCGTGTCTTCGAAGCCGCGGCCATCGCCGAGCGTGCGGATGCCGATGGTGAAGCCGGTGGCGCTGCGGATCTGGACCAGGCTGGCATCGAGGTTGCGCAGCAGGATGCCGATATCGCCTTCGTCGGACCAATCGGATTGCGTGGCGCGCAGCACGGCAAGGCCGCTCAGAGTCTTCTCCGCGTTGCGGGCCGCGCCGCCATCGCCGATGGTCAGCGCGGCCTGGCCCGCCGGCCCGGCATAGATCAGCATGCCGCGCATCACGAGGCCGGCCGCCGCGCCTGGCAGGGTCAGCGGCAGGGTGGTGCGGAAGCTGCCCTCCCCGATCAGCAGCGTCTTGCCAGCGGCCGCTGCGGCATTCATCGCGGCCTGCAGCGCCGGCCCGTCATCGGCCGTGCCGTCGCCCATGGCGCCGAAATCGCGCGCGGAGAGGTGCTCGCCCATCTTGTCTTCGACCGTGCGGGGCACGGCGCTGGGAAAGGGCGCGGTCAGCAGGCCGGAATCGCGCGGGAAGACGATGGCGTTGCCATTCGAATCGAAGCCGAGCAGCCGGTTCGCGCGGGCCGTGCGGAGTGGCAGTATCATCTGGCCGCCGACCTCGCCTGGGTCCTGCCGCAGGGCGGAGCCGATCTCGTCGCGCTGCTCCTGCAGGACGGCGACCAGCCGGTCCAACTCGTCATTCAGCGTGCGCGCGCGCAGCAGGCCATTGTCCTGGAAGTCGCTGCTGCGCTCCACCGTCAGGCGGCGGCGCAGCGTGACGGTCTCGCCGGCGGCGGGCGGCTCTGCGAGCGTCACGGTGCCGCCGCCGCTCTCGCCCGCGCCGGTCACGCTGTAGCCGCCGGCGATGACGACCGTGCCGAGCCGCAGTTCGAGATCGGCGTCGTCGAAGATCGGGAAGGGAAAGGCGAAGTCGGTGCGCGCGCCGTCGCCGACATACTGCACGCGCGGCGCGACATCGCCGATGCGGATGTGCTCGGCCATGGAAAGGGGCGCTCCTGGGATCGGGGGCGAGAGGGGCGGCTATGGCCCGTTAGACAAGGCCGAAGCGGGTCGGTCCGGCGGGTCTTTTGCGCCCCGGCGTCGTCAGGCGGCTTGCCGATGGAACCACCATCGGCTGCGCCACCTTCCTAGCCAGGACACAAAATCCCTCGCCGGCCCTCAGCCGCCGGCCTCGTCTAACGGGCCCTAGTCCAGCAAGCTGCGGAGCGCGCCGGCGGCGGTCGCGCCGCTGCGCAGCCAGGGTGTGAGCGAGCCGTCATCGTTCAGCAGGCTGCGCCGCCCGGCGGCGAGCCGGGCAGAGAACAGCGCGAGCTGATCCGATTGCGCGGCGGCTGCGTCGCGCCGGAGCCCTGCGGCCAGTGCGGTGGCCGAGCCTTCATCAGGCTGCACGCCGCCGGCGGCGAGCCGCGCGCGTGTTGCGGCCAGGGTGCCCGCCAGCCTGGCGTCGCGCTGGCGCTGCTCCGCTGCCTGCTGGGCGGCGAGTTGCTGGCTGCGCAGATCATTCTGCGCGGTGGCCTGTGCCACTTGCTGGCGTGCCTGCGCGGCCTGGACCTGCGCCTGACGCTGCATGCCATAGATGGACGCGCCGGCGCCGAGCACCGTCGCGATGGGGGCGATCTGCGCCATCAATCGTTCATCCTTGTATCCGTCGTCACGGACAGCAGCGTGAGCGGCAACGGCGTGTCGCCTTCCACGCGCCAGAGCGGCGCCATCGCATCGCGCCGCCAGCCCAGCGCGCGCAGCGTGACATCGCCGGTGAAGGGCGGCGGCGCGGCATCCAGCAGCGCGGTGTCGAGCCGTCGGAATGGCACTGGCTGCACGCCGCGGCCGAGATCGACCGAAAACGCCGGCGTCGTGAGCAGCCGGAAGGTAACCGAGACCAGACGCAGCGGTGCGGCCGCGGCGCCGCTGCCGGTGGCCAGTTGCGGCGGCAGCGGTTCGATCACATGGGTGAAGGGAAGGCCGGCCTGCACGGCGCTCGCCGGCGGGTCGAGGGTGATGCGGCCATTGGCGACCAGTGCCAGCGCGCGTGGCGCGCCATCGGCCAGCACGCCGGCCTCCAGACCATTGAGATGCGAGAGGCCGGTCCATTCATCCTGCGGCGTCGCGGCGCTGCCCGCGAGCGCGGCATCCAGGCCGAGCGCAGCGTCGAAGCGTTCCAGCCGGTGCGTGCCGGCGCGCTCCACCACGGCATAAACGCGGCCATCCGTCTCCGCGACGGCGCGGAAGGCGCCCTGCGTTTCCTGCCGGGTCCAGGCGATGACTTGTTCGGCGCGGTAGAGCGTCAGCGTGCCGAGGCTGCCATCGGCCATAACCAGATGCAGCAGACGCTCGGTCTGGTCATAGGCCATGGAGACCGGCGCCGAGATCAGGTGCCGCCCGATCAGCGCAAGGTCATTCGCCTGATAGGCTTCGCCGACCTCGGTATAGGCGAATTCATGCACGGCGCGGCCCGATCGCGCGACGAAGACGGTGGAGCCGTCCACATCAACCGGCGGCACCATGCGGTCCACCGGGCTGCCGATGCGCGTCTGCCGGCTGAGCTGGATGGAGGCCGGTGTCAGCGGGTCGCCGGTGACCATCCATTCCGCGCCGGAGGTGAAGACCTGCAGGTGCCGGCCGGAGAAGACACCGCGAATGGCGTTCACCTGGTCCGACATCAGCGCGAATTCGATACCCTCGTCGTCGAGGCCGGTGCCCTGGTCGAAATCGCCGAGGTCCCCGCTGCGCGACAGGAACAGCCGGTTCGGCAGGTCGCGCGATCCGCCGAGCACCAGCCGGGCCTGGTGGAAACAGGCCGTCACGGGCCAGCCGCGGGCGGCGCTGAAGGCGCTTTCCTCCCAGTCTGTGGTGGGGCTCGTGGTCGCCAGCGTATCGAGCACGCTGCCCGTGGCGTTGCGCGGGCCCGCGATGGCGGCGACCAGCACGCGCTTGCCGCCAAGCTTGATCCGCGCGCCGACATGCCCGGCGCGGAACACATCCGCGGAAGCTGTCAGCGCGATGACGCCGGCCGTGCCGCTGGGTGTGATCGTCGTGTCGGGGTGGAACAGATGAAACGGCTCCCGCGTGAAGGCGAAGTCGGCGAGCGTCCAGGCGGTGTGGCCGGTGCGGGTGATGCGCTTCGGCGCCATCTCCGGGTGAAACAGCAGCAGCGTGTCGGCATTCTGGGTGAAGGCGAGCTGCGGCAGCATCGCCGCTGTCCAGGGCGCGGGGAGCGAAGCGACCTCGGCATCGCCGATGAAGACCTGCATCCGCGCATCGCTCAGCGCCAGCAGATAGGTCTGCTCGGTGTTGAACTCGAAGGCGATCAGCCGCGCAGGCCCGGGCAGGGTGGCGACATGCCGCAGCCCCGGGCGGCGCGCGACGCCGCCGGTCGGCTGGATGACGACATTGCGCAGCCGGCGCGCGCCATTCTCGAAGGCGCGGAGATCGGCGCGGCCATAGAGCTCGGGCGCAAGCTCGCCAGCAGCGAAGCTCGACTTGGCGCGGCGGGTGGCGGCGGGCATCGCGTCAGCCCCTCACATCCACAAGCGGGAAGCCTTCGAGTGCGGGCGGCGTGTCCTGCTGGCTGTCCACCTTGCGCGCGGCGCGCAGCTCTTGCTCCGCCAGGCGGAACAGCACCTCGGCGCGGGCGGCGCTTTCGGTGAGCGGCAGGCAGAATTCGGCGGCGAGGCGCGCGACGAGTGCGGCGGCGAAGAAGGGCGGGAAGGCGCTTTCGTCGGGGCGGAAGATGTAGGTCAGCGTCACTCGCGGTGCATCCGCATGCAGGCGGCCTTCATGGATGCGATAGGCGATGCCCCGCCCGCGCCCATCGCCGCCGGCGGAGAGCGCGCGGAGGAAGCCGGTTGGCAGCTGGAAGGCCTGCGCGAAATCGGCGATCGGCGCCGCGGCCAGCCGCGCCAGCGCGGCCTGGCCGGTCGCGAAGGACCAGGGATGGGCCGAGAGCACGGCGTCGCGCAGGCCGGGATAGAGGTTGGCGGCGACCTCCGCCTCCGCCGTGCCTTCGGTCAGCGAGGCGATCGGCTGGGCGCCGAGACGCAGCAGGGCGCGCGAGCAGAGCGCGAGGGCAGTCAGCGACATGGCGGGATCCGTGCTGGGGGATGTTGGGCAGGCGGGACCCTCCCCCGCTGTGGCGGGGGAGGGCGCTAGCGGGCGCGCGCCCGTGCCTTATTCCCGCGCGCGCATCCGCACGACGCCGCCATCATCCACGAGGACGGCGCCCTGGCTCATCATGTTGGAGACGAAATGCGCCGCGCGGTCGCCGTGCCAGGAGACGTCGGTCTGCACCTCCGACGCCGCGGCATGGCCGATCGCGGTCTTGTGGTAGAAGTAGCAGTAGCGCAGCGCGCCGGCCTTGGTCAGGCCGGAATGCGGCATCCACAACGCGCCGAGCCAGCGCTTCGCCTGCGTGCCGCGCCAGGGCAGCTCGCCTTCGCCGACATATTCCGAAGAAGCGAATTCATCGATCGCGAGCAGCTGGCTCCACTGCTTCCAGCCGACCACGGCGTAGCGCTGGCCGTCATCGGGCACATCCGCCGCGCCCAGCATCTCGAAGGCCAGCAGCACCTTCTGCTTCGTCAGCCCGTCCGTGTCGGTTGTGCCGGCGGCGGTGCCGAGCGCTTCCTTCGTGCCGGTGTCCAGCGCCGCGATGACCAGCTCATCGGTCTTGCGGCCGAGCGCATAGGCGCCCGCATTGGCGATCACCTCGCGCTCATCGAGGTTGGTCTTCAGCTCATCGAGCCGATCCACCCAGTCGCCGG